TTCTTGCCCTACTGTAAACCATTTGATACAAAACCTCGGCACTTAGCCACAATGTTATACGTTTCGTATCAAAGTAAAGCCCGCTTTACTCTTTGTGATCGAAAAGCAACCAGCCTTTACTACCTCGCCTTCCCGGATCCCGGTCAGCTCCACGAACCGGAGCATGTCCCGGTGGCCAGCCGTGACCGCTTTAGCGGACAGTCGCCCATAGACCAAATCCAGTACATCCCGACTGCGGAACTTGCCAGCTTGGGGCATCAGCTTGCGTGATGATGTAACGAAGAGACCGAGACCTTCAGGTAGACCGCAGTCTCCTGCACGGTCATGAGGGGGCTCACTTCTTCTCCTCCGGGAGCTTCTCCGGGGGGCCGGTCAGAGACCTCAGTCGCGCCTCGAACTCATGCTCATTGATGAGCCCCGAGGAGGTGGCCATCTGGGTCAGGCCGGAGGTGATGGTGTAGATAGTCTTGTGAGAGAGGTCGAGTCCGTAGCCCACGGATATCAAATGGAGGAACTCATGAATGACTGTGTTGAGGGCCGCCCGTCCCGCGACCTCACCATGAATTCCGATGGTGGCCTCATGCTTCAAACTATTGAAGGCGCAGATCCCGTTGGCGGACCCATCGTCGGCCTCGAGTTCTTCCACGAGGCCAAGTGTGAAAACCCAGTCCCCACATGTCCCCATTACAGTCATCCGCCACAGACCTTGAACTCAACAATCGTGGCCCATCTGTTATCCCTGTAGCAGGGGGCATAGCTGTGGTCGTGGCCCATCACGTGGCACACCTCGTGAGCAAAGATGCCCGCCGAAGTGTGTCCCTCCCAGCAGGGCCGCGCAGCGATAATCATGATTTGCTGCTCCACCGCTGTGCACCCGAACAAGGTGAAACCCTCGGGGGGCGGGCCGCACGGCGTGCCATCAGGCGGAAGTGCCCCATCCGGATAGATGATGAGAATGGCGCTCTGGAATCTGATGAGTAGCTCTAGCTGCTCTAGAGGCCCAAGGAGGGCCATAGTGGCGGTGGTCCAGCTATCAACCTCTTCCGGGGTAGACCTGTGGCCGGGGTCGAAGACCTTGAGACCATTGGCAGTGACATAGTCTGGGTCGGGCGGAGCCTCGGAGACTGGGGCGGATTGGGCGAGGGCGAGGCCTAGAGCTAGGGCGTACAACATAACTACTCCTGAGTAGTTATTACTCTAGCCAAGACGCTCCGGTTTGACAAGGGCGAACAGGACCATGTTCAGGATGGCTATGAACGCAAACATGGCCCCTATAATCGGGCGGTTAGAGGCGAAGGCCGCCGAGGAAACGAGGGTGCAGATGGATGCGGCTAGGAAGCGGGTCATTTGGCACCCCCGAGGAGTTCGAGTTTCTTATTCAGGAACTGGATGGCTTTTTTGATGTCAGTTGCGGCGTCGCCTTTGCGGCCGGCGCGAGCGAGATACTTCACTGCCGACCCGAGGAAGTAATCAAGCTGCCAGTCTGCGATCGCCGACCAGGGCTCGATCTTTCGCCCCTCCAGATAATGCGGCGGGCGATACACGGTGTCCGGGTAGACATCATCCACCACCGGCATCTCGACCTCGGGCAGGAAACTCTCTCGCTTCTTCTTTCCCATCTCTGCCGCCTTCCGATGTTGTGCTTCATCAACTTTGGGGTTGCCGATACGTGGGGTCCAGGTCACCCCATCGGATGACCAACGGTTGTTTTCCTCGTCGATGAACGCCCGGCTGGACTCGTCATAGCGATAGAAGGTTGCGTTCATGCGGCCCTCCTGTGGATGCGAAGGTCCAACTGGCGGATCCGAGGGCTCACGCCCCAGCCAAAGTGGACAACCATGCAGTCAAAGGGTGCGGAGGTGACTTCGCCCTCATAGCCAGGCGGGGGCTCAAACTGGAGCCGCCCCCGGAGGAAGTCGACGCGCGCCCCAAGGCAGCGCTCGAACCACGCCATCCCGGTACGCACAGGGAGCAAGAGGGAGAAGACCTGAGCCTCCTCTAAAGCCGCCATCTCAACCCAGGGCGCGATGTCCCCGAAGGGTGGGTTGCACCAAACCCGCCTCCCCACGATGTCCTGCTTGAGCCCATCCTGCTCCGCGGTGAAGTAGGCGGGGCACTTGGTGTTGTGCTCCGCCGCCGCCAGGTCGATTTCGTAGTGATGAGCGCGGTCGAAGTAGTCGAAGACGTACTGGGGGCTTCCCCAGCAATCCAAGCGGCTGCCCTCGTAGCGCTTCGACATCACAACACCAGCCCCAACTCTTTTTTGTACCACTCAGGCACACCCCGGCTGATGCCCCGGGCGATGTCCTTCCAGAAGTGTTCAAAGAGTTCGTTCGCGATTTGATCTTTGCATTCCTCTTGGATGTCTTGAGCAACGGACTTAAGTAGGAGGCCGATGTCTTTGGGGGTCTCAGTGAGTTGCCCAGCCTCGCGAAGTCTCTGAATGGCCTTTCGTCGGCGGGGCTCGGTGCCGTACCTGGCCACCAGCATCTCCACCACGTCGGCCTTGTTTGGGTTGTTCTTCCGCCACTCGACCCCGTGGACCTCTTTGAACTCCTCACTCACGACTTTAGCTACGGCTAGTTTCCCATCTGGGGTGAACTTGTCGTAGTTCTTGATGACCACGCCTTCGATCTTTTGGGCCCCCAGCACCGAGATGTTGTCCAGGTAGCCCTTCAGGGTGTCGATTGAGAGGTCGGGGCCAAGTCCGCTATAGTAGACAGGCACCACCTCGAGACCCAGCCGAGCTGCCTCGACCTCTTTCTCAGCCCGCTTAAGAAAGCACCCAGGTCCCGTCTCCACGTCGAAGAGGATGAAGTTCTTCTGGGGGGTGCGGGCGTATGCCAGCGTGTTGTGTTTGGGCTTCTGAAGGTACTCACCCCGGTAGATCCATCCAGGGACTAAGAGGGCTTGGAGGTCTTTGGCCGTCCCGACCCCGAGCGCGAACATCCCGTCTGGCTCAACCACATCGACCTGGACACCCTTGGAGCGGCAATGAAGCTCACCGTCGATGACCCCGAAGGAGAACTGCGACCCGTCGACCTTCTCTTCAACCAGAACCGGGCCCTCGAGAATGCCAGAAATCACCTTGCTCCCGAGCGCGAGGACCTTGCTGTAGGAACCCAGCTTCGACATGCTCTACCTCCGACTCTAGGAAACTCTAGCCTAGCTCACCACCAATGTCATTCAAATTGATCTCCACAGCGTCTAATTTCAGCTCTAGCCATTCTTGAGCCTCTTGGGCCCCAAGGTTCCGGGCTGCCTGGTGCATGGTGCAGAGGGCGAGCCAGAAAGCTCCCTCGGTTTCTACATCGACGGCTTCCCGGAACCCCTGCAGGCACCGCTCTGCCTCATCTGCAAAAGCTTTGGGGACCCCCATAAACTCACTTAACTTCATCTAGCCCTCCTTCGAGTGAAGAAATCTTACTTTCCACAGGCAACTCCACGGTGTGGCCCCGGTGATCAATCGCTCCTTCCATGTAGTAGTGGAGCAGCTGCTGAATCCGGTCAGGGTCCGGACTCTCGATGGTGATGGCGTCATGGACTACTGTGAGGACCGTGTCGCAGGGCTCGAGCCGGGCCCACACCGCCAGCAGCGCCTTGTTCATCCACCACGCCACCGCGGCTTGGTTAGGGAAGTTCCGCGCCAGATTGGGGTTCGGAGGTCCAAAGAATCGGACCCTGCGCCCGCTAAAGGGCTCGAAGTAGTAGCCACGCCCTCGGCAGTCCTCTTCCTCCTCGAGGCCCCAAGCCTTCACCCGGGGGCAGGTGGAGAAGTATTTGTTCTGCATCGCGGACACATCGCGCACGGTGAGCCCGGGGAAGTCTTTCCGGATGGTCTCGTTGGCCCAGATCTGAGAGTAGGCCGTGTCCGCCCCCGCCCCATAGTTCGACGCCAGGATGACTTCCTTGGCCAGCGCCCTGAGCTTGTGCCCCTTCTTGATGTCGGGGTTCTTGAACATCTCGCGCCCGACCATGCTGTAGATGTCGCCCCCCGCCGCGAACGTGGAGAGCATCGTGGTCTCGCCCGCGAAGAGGGCCACGGTCCGGAGTTCGGCCGCCGCTAGGTCCGCCTCGACAATCCGCTTTCCTGGGGTGGCTTTGATGAGCTTGCGCATCTCGCCGCTGAGGGTTTGGAGGGGGACCCCGGTGCACGACCACCTGCCAGACAAAGCTGTGTGCGCGCGCCACTCCCCATAGACCCGGCTCTCACCCTTCGCTGGCGCCATCCCCCTGACGTACGTGCCCAGAATCTTCGCGTACCCCCGCCACTCCAGGAGCTTCCCGGAGAACTCCTGACAGGCTTGGTTGTCGCACTGGAGGTAGATCGTCAGGGCGTCCTCGTCGTAAGAGGGGCTCGCCTTGCCCTGCTCGTTCGGGGGGTTCCACTTCACCGGCTCCACCTTGAAGTGGTTCTGGTACAGGGTGGCGGTCTGCTTCGGGGAGCCCGGATTGAAGTCTGGCATGCCGAAGAGCTTGGCCCCGCGCTTGATCTGCTCGGTAGCCTTCTCGAGCTTGGCGGAGTATTCGGTCTCCAGGGCCTGCGCGGCTTCGTGATTCCAGGCGCACCCCGACCGCCTCATGGATTGGGCGATGGCGTCCAAGGCCTTGAGTTCGGCGTAGAGGCGCTGGCCGGTTGTCACACGTACTCCTTCAACCGTTGTTTCATCCGATTCCAAACCATCAAAGTCATGTATGCGTCGCGCTGACAGTAAATTCGACGCTCCCGCTCCACACCTGGATCCGTAGAGTCCCACATACCTTGCAGGACCCCGGTCTCTTTGTCAGCCTTGAAAGCAGCCTTGTGGGCTTCAGCGTGGTACTCGGAGGAAACTAGAGCGCCGAGATTCTTTGGGAGCTGGGGGTCAAGGATGCTGGCCGCCAGTAGGGTGTCCTCATAGTGGGGGGTCAGTGCATAGCCATGGTGGGATAGGACTCCGCGGTCGAAAGCAGAGATGTTCTGTCCGACCATCGTACCGTTACTAAGGATGGCACGAACGAGAGCATCATCTTCGGCTGAGCATGGGAGCTGTATGCAGCAAGAATCCCGATCAGTTGCAAACCCAATGCACGAGATCTCTGATGTAAGACCAAGACCCCGGGTCTCAATGTCGACGGATACAACTCCACCAGAAAGGACGGCATCCCTGATTCGTACAAGAACCTGTCCCAGTTCAGGCCCATCGACTACAACCTCCGGCCACTCGAAGTCACCAAGACGTCCGGTGGCAAGGTACGCCGCGCGCCAAACGTGCGCGCCGAAGACCCCACCGAAGCGCGACCCGTCCGCCTTGAGGATGAATCCGGGGCCCCATGTCGGGATAACCCTGACTCCGCCCCACTGCCCGTCGAGGGGCGCACCGATCCAATCGTCGAAGTTGCCCAATTTCCCAGACGTCGCTCTGAAGGCTTCTGCTCCAAGCGATAGGATCCACTTGCGCTGACTTGGCCCGCCTTCGCCATCAGCTTGCTCAGGCGCAACATCTCGGCGAAGCCTCGGGGCACAACACTCAATGGCGGTCTGGATATCTTTTTTTGGTGTTCCAGGTGGGGGGCGACAACTAATGCTGAAGACATAGGAATACTCCTCTACGCCAGCGGCGCTTAGGTTCTTTCTGAGTAACTCTGATGCTGGGTGCCGAGTGGGGACCCCGCGTTCATCTTCTGATCGGGACGGCCATCCCTCGACCGCAGTAAGCGCGGCGCCAGGGACAACCTTTGATGCGACAGGCTTACACGACTTTGACAGGGGGCAGAGTCTGCACAGGGCGTGATTTGCCTCTGCGTCATAGCTTGGCCTATCTGCGACCTTAGGCGGCGGACGACGAGCCACAGGCCGCCTCCGGGAAGTTCAGGCACGCAAACTCTCCGTGGTATTCCCGCGCCAATCTGTCGTAAGCGCGTGCGGCTTCTTCTTCGGTAGCGAAAGCGGCAACTCTGTAGTGCAAGCCATCGACACAGAGTCTAGCTACGTAGGGCCTAGACCTGTTACCACTAACCTTGTGCACGCCCTTGTACTGCCTAGAGGAGTCCAGACGCTGTACCCGGTTCCTGACATTCTCTGAGAACTTGCATGGCCGGAGATTACAACTTCGGTTGTCAAGTTTGTTATGGTTGATGTGATCAATATTTGGGGGTACACCACCCAGGATTTCCCGGTGGAGAAGCATGTACTTCCGCCCCATTTGCCTTCGCGCATACCCGGTAGATGTGAAGGTCCAGTGGTGCTGGGCCAACGTGTCGTAGTCGTCCCAGTCCACGATGGCGACTTTGCCCTTAGTCAGGAATATATATCGGGGGACTTTCTTCACGTGCTACCTCAATCGAAAGTGCGGGGCCTAGGTCTCCATTTATTCCCTGGCAGGGGAGACTCCGCGAATGCCAGGCCAGCTGTTCTCAGTATTCGCCCCGCTGGAGAACCAACGATCAGTGAGCCTTTTACAGACATGCTCAGGTCCAACATCTAGCGCTTCTTCTTCGGTGGCTTCTTGCCGCCGCTGCGGCGGGCCTCCGAGAGTGCAATCGCTACAGCTTGCTTCTGCGGGCGGCCCGACGACACCAATTCCTTGATGTTGGTCGAGACCGTCGCCTTGCTTGTGCCTTTCTTGATTGGCATTGGCTACGCCTTCAGAAACTGGATGGGATCAGTCATGACCATCGACGGAAGCTTCTCGTTGGTCACCGAGTTAAACCACACGCCCTTCCCAGTGGTCTTCGGCGCCGTCTTTGCATAGAAATACTTGCCTACGAGCTGAGTCGCATCCGCGCGAAGCTCAGTCGCCAGCACCATGCTCTCAATCAGCTGGCTCTCCTCCTCGGCGGCGACCTCACGGTCGGGGCGCCAGGCTCCATTGGCGTCCTTCTTGGCCACGTAGGGAACGCGGTCAGGAAAGAGTGCGTGGAGCGTGCGAGCCGTCTCGCGCTGGGTCTTCAGGTCCACCCGGTGGCCATCGATGTCTGGGTTACGGAGTGGAAGTGTGATCCACAGCGTCTCCTCGAATCGGTGGTCACCTGAGTTACTGTCGTTCTCATCCTTGAGCGGGATGACGTCCGCCACGATGGTGAAGTTCCCCGTCTTGGCATTGGGCTTCTCCAGGGCCCGCGCACCGGTCACTTTGAAGCGCGCCGTGACTGCGGCGAGCTGGTCTCCCTGCATGGTCCGGCGAACCTCGGCCTCGATAGCACTACGGTCAAATTGCACGTCTGTCATGTACTAGCCTCCTATAGAGCTGCCCTGGTTTGGGTCAGCAGATTAAGATTCGAGAGCAATGGATGCATTAGCGGTCATGATGCATTCCCGCAGCTTGCGAATTGCGGCCGACTGGTCAGCGCCCTGGGGCGTCACCTGGACAATTACGCCCGCCAGCTCTTTGGCCTTGTTCCTGAGAACTTGGTAGCGCTCAGGTTGCCCAGCCTTGGGGGCATGGTAGGTAAACAACTTCTCAATCTCTTCTTCGGTGAACACGGGTCTCTCCTTTGGGTCAGCAACCTCGAATGGTGTTGATGGCGGCGCGAAGGTTGGCCGGAATCTTGGCCGGGAGCTTGGTCTCAAAGCGCGACTTGACTAACATATCGGCCCCCGCGTCGAACTTCGTGAGCACCTCGCGCTGCATGCCCTTCCCGGGCACGTCCACCTGGCGCACGCCCAGGATGAGGCTGGCGTCTCGGGTCCAGAGGTCTCGGGCGCGCCCTGTCACGTCGAGGACTAGGCTGGCCATCCCGCCCACGCCTTGGGCCTTGTCTTGGCGCTCGACGCGCTCCTTCTGGGCTGGGTTCGCCGCGATGATGTCGTCAATCATTGCCTTGGCGTGGAACAGCGCAATCCGGAGCCCGGTGAACTGGCGGAACTTCGACATGAGAACTTGGTGAGTCGCCAAGACGTAGCGGAACATGGCGAACTTGTCCTCGCCCCCGCCCTGCCCCGTCCAGAGCCCTTTGTTCTCTGGTTGGTTGAGCCAGCTAGCCAGGAGCATGTCGAACTTCGAGACCGTGTCCCAGACGCAGATCGAGGCGCCAGAGCCCCGCGCCAGGTCGAGCGCTATGTCCATGCTCTGGGTGGGGTTCTTCACGTCCCGGTCGATCGCGTTGAAGTCAACGACCTTAACGGACAACCCTAGCGCCTCGAGCCCATCGGTGGCGCCCTCGTCGCAGGAGACGAACACCACGTCATCCAGCGCGGTGGGCTTCTCGGCCGGGAGATTGTCCGGCATGAACTGAGAGGCAGTCGCCGCCAGGGTGGTCTTGCCCGCCCCGGGGGAGCCCAGGATTAGGATAAGCGAGTCTTGCAACGCCAGCCCTGTGCTGGGCTTGAGCATCGCCTTGTACTTGTCTAAGACTGCGTTGGTAGCCACGAGTTTCCTCCTGCGTGGTGGTATAGAGTCTTACTCTAGTCCGGGCTAGTGTGGCTAGATAAATCGCTCAGATGAACGAGCAGCACCCCGAAATAAAATAGGGGCACGGGCGGTAAAAACTTAGACACGTATCCTCGGACGGGTTGGGCACCGGGCCCGCAGCCTTAGCCGCCTTCACTTTCTCGAAGATGCCCTTGAGCCACCTCATCCTTTGATCAGTTACGCCCTCAAACGGGAACCGATGAAAGGTCGGCGACTTGGTCTTGACGGTCACCTCGTAGATGACCCCGGCAGGCTCCACTCCTGTGGCCAAGGCATAGCCAACGGCATACAGGTGCTGCTGGGGCAGGAGCGAGTAACGCTCCCGCATGAGCTTGTCGTTTTGGCCCTCGGTCTTGAAGTCCACGAGGAAAACCTCGCCGCCCTTCCGGACTACCATGTCGATGGCGCCAGTGAGACGCACCCCGAATAACTCCTCGGGGATCTCGACCTGAACCTCGCACCCCAGCACCTCGCCGAGCCCGTCCGGGTCGTGGGCTTGTGTGTAGGCCCGATACAGCCGCCTCACCTCGGCGCAAGTCAGCGGGTGGCTCTTCTCCATGTCCACGCCGTCCCAGGTGAACTGTGCGCTATCGCGGACTGGCTCCCCCCGGTAGTAGCGCTGCTGGAGTTCGCCCAGCAGGCTGCCCACGGTGTTCGCCACGGGCTTGCCTTCCTCGGGGAACAGGGGCCACGGCGACCCATCCCGCTGCGCTTCGGCTGCCTCGTCGGCGGCTGCTCGAGCGCCGCAGCCAAGCCATTTCTTTGCCTTTGAGTAGCCGTGGGTAGTCCCCGTACTAGAGAAATTTATGCTTTCGGTCATAGCTTACCTCCCACCGGAACATACAAGGCTTGTGGCCACGGCCAACCTGCTCCCAGGCGGTAATGCACCGTCTTGTAGGGCATGCCGGCCTTCCTGCACCACTCCTTGAGTGGCATTGACATGCCTGCCCACTCTAGCCTCCGCACATTCCTTCGATTCTCGGCCTGAGCTTGCCTACTATCCCACCTACAGTTGCCCGGCTCGTAGTGGCTATTATTATCTACCCTCTCTAGGGTCATGCTTGGTGGAGCCGGCCCAATGTCCTGATAGTACAAGTCAAAGTCATGCCACCGATCGCACACCCGAATCCCACGAGCGCCGTAGTCTGGGTAGGACTTGTTCTTGGGGTTGTAGCAACGGGCCTTCATGGCCCTCCATCTGGCTCGGGCTAGATTCATGCCATCAACCTCCGTAAAACCTCGTCATCAGACTCGGAACTATCCAGAACCCCTATGGCGACGGACTCATCCCGACCACTCTGGATGATAGCGTTGAGGCTGGTCTGCTTTCGGCAGAAGGCTTCGGCCTGCTTCTGCTCGCGACTGTTCTCAACTACGATGAAGAACACATTGCACGAGTGTTTGCTGCTGAGGCGACTCAACCGTCCAATAGCCTGTGAGACTTTCCCCGGGACATAGTGAAGCTCAGCAAAAACACAGCTTTGGGCAAAAGTCAGATCGAGGCTCACTCCGACTGCGTCTATGTTGCAAACCAGAACACTAGGAGATTCGGCCACTCTAACCCTCTCGATGGGAGCATGCCGCCCATCAGCTGGAGTAGCGCCAGTGACAACCTCGACCCGAAGCCCAATCGCGCGGAAACGGTTACCCAATTCTTCCGCAGTCTGTCGTAGGTAAGTGAAAGCAACGAATTTGGATTCTCCGCTGGCCAGTGCTTGTTCGATAACATCCACACTAGCGTCGAGCTTAGCTGAGGAGTTAAGTTCAAGAAGGGCGTTGAATCCATCCTCTGACTCCCAATCCAGTTTTGAACGTTTAGGTTTGATATAGCGGAGTGACATGACTAGGGGCGGCAGGGATTGTGCTATGTCGGATTTGCGGACTCGATACGCCACGGACGCCACACGGGAGGAGAGTTCTCCTGCTCGAAGGGGATCGAGGCCGGTGTAAACCACGCCTCCGGGAGCCCAGGGGTTTGGGACAGCTTTGCAAAATCGACGCCGAAAGCCCCAGATAGAGCTGCTCCACTGACCAGGCTGGAGCATATCGAGTACGCTCCAAAGCTGGTCTGGCCGGTCCATTGCAGGTGTGCCAGATAGTGCAACCAGAAAGGTTCTCGAGTCCTCAATGACACGCCGTAACTCCTTGGTCATCCCCGCGTCGGGATTACTCACGAGGTGGATTTCATCACCGATCACGATGTCGAACGGCCCCTCGACATGCTTCAAGAGGTGGTAGCTTGTTAGCAAAAATCCTGACTCGAACGCCACCACCTTCTTGCCTGTGTCGGCGGCCACGAGGGGCAGCCCCATGTCGTGGAGGGAGTTCTGGCGGACCCACTCTCCACGCGCGATGGCCGGCACGACAATCAGCACCCGCTTCTCACGATGGGCCGCCAGAAACTCCAGACACATCAACGTCTTCCCGACACCAGTCTCTGCCGCGATGAGACAGCCGGCTTTCTCGGCGTCCCAAAAGCGGCGGATGAAGTTCGCGCCTTCGACTTGGTGGGGATAGAGGGACGTCATCGATCAAGAACCTCCAAAAGGCAGCGCAGCAGCACATCCTCTAAGTGAGTTCGATTGTGGCTGATACAGATCCAAGTCTCCACTCCAGCCTCCGAAACCCTCCGAAACAACTCGCCATCCATCAACTTCAATTCGCCCGACCGAAAGATATGCGTCACTTCGAACAGTCCTCGCAGAGGAAATAGCCGATCAAGACATCACCCAACTTGGGGTCGAAACCATAGTCATAGTCCAGGCCCACGTTCCGATTGGTGCAAGGGCAGGCGGGCCAATCCTTGAAGTTCCGACAGACGTAGCTCCGAATCTTCTGCTGCGCCTTCTCCAGCATATCGGGGTGGTCATTGGCCGTCCGTGCACTCAGGGGGATTTGTGGCGCCCACCGGATGGTCTTCCGTGTGGAATAGGTGCAGCGAGAGGGGATGTGTTTAGGGATTGGTGCTGGCACCGGAGCTGGCGCCGGGGGCAGGCTCGCGCCCACCTCCCTGACGAGGTCCTCTAGTGAGGGTGACTCAGGCATCATGTTGTAGAAGAACCCTTGTGAGAACGTGGTTGACATCAGTTCCGCTCCACCCAGATGAGGCCCTTGCGTTTGGCGTCCCATCGCCCCTGCTTCTTCCCTGAGGCGAATCCCACCTGGTAGCTCGACCAGGCCTCGTATTCAGCGTAGTTGGCGAACCAGCGGCGGAGCAGGAAGAAGCAACCCGTGGCACCAATCCCCGCCCCGATCCCAAGCTTGATTAGGTCTAACAGCATGCGGCCTCCATGGTACTCTAGCCTACTCTACTTTTCTAGAGTTGGGGGGAAAATTATGCAGCGACGTCCGCCCAATAGTCGTTCTCGGCCATCTCCATGGTCTCCACCGTGTGCTTGAGCCACCAGGAGCGGTAGTTGGTCCACTCAATCCCCTCGGGGAGGCCAACCTTATGGGCGATTTCAATCCAAAAGAGCCCCCGCGAGGCCAGGGTGTTCAGGCGGTCTCGATTCGCGAGGTACCACTTGCTCACCAAGTAGCGACGCTTGTTGCCCGACTTCCGCCACCGAAAGATGGTGCGGAGGGTGACCTTGCCGTCGCACATCCGATAGACCTCCATTGGTGTCGAGCCCTGCTGGAGTGCCTCGACTGCCCGCACCAGCATCGTGGGGGCTAGCCAGCGTCCGCCCGCCTCATTCGACCGATCGAGGTATTCTCCTTGGCTGCTGTAGTTCCCCATCTAGGCGCCCTCCTCCATGCTCTGCAACAAGGACACAATCTTCTCTGTGACTTCAGTCTCGAGGTCTAGCTGGGTGCTAGGGTTGAAAAAGACGCAATCCATCTGGGTGAATGCCTGGGTGATATCTTTGAGGGCCCTAGCCAGGACTCTAGCCTGGTTGAACTTAGTGGCGTCTGCGCCGGAGAGGGTTAGTTTTGGGGGTTTCATTTGTTTTCATCCCCGCCCTGAGCGGCGGTGTGTTCGATGTGGTCGCCTCGCTCGATGTCGCGAGCGATTCGCGCAATGGTTTGCCAGATCACGCCGCCCGCAATTGGCCCCTCGACGCGCAGCAAAGACACAATCTTCGCAGTCACGCGCCGCTCGCCGATGCGAATGCCTTCCTGATGAGCTGCCTCCAGCATTCGGTTGCGGTCTCGCAGCATCTCGAGGTGTCGCGCCTCGTACTGGCGCAAGATGGCGAGCAGGTCCTGATATGCCGAGCCCTTACCGAATGACTTGCCCAGCTCTTCAGCCTCGGCGATGCGCTTGGCCAGAAAGTCTTCGTGGACGGCGTAGGTCATCACACACCACCCTTTGCCACTTCACTGAAGACGGCACCGCAGTTGCACGGGCCTGGAATGCCGCGCCAGTACCATTGGGCACCGCAGTTGTCGGCGTGCTTGTCCCATTCGTGCACGCTCGCCTCTGGCTTGGGGTCGACAGTGTGACACCGCTCGCATTGCGTCTGCGTCGGGTTGTCGGTGTCGCCGGTCGCGTAGTAGCCGCGGCCGTTGCAATCGGGGCACGGCGCTGGCTTGGGGTCGGCGGGTGCGACACCACTCTGCTCCAGCAACTTGATTGTTGCGGCATGCCATTCAGAAATCGCGTTAACGTCATCATCTGAAACAACGCCTAGTCCCTTCTCCAAATGTGCGCGATAGAGGTCTCGCTCTGCGCGAAGCTCTCTCACTTGGTCGGGCATCACGAAGTGATGGCTCTCTTCAAGGCCCAGCGCATCCACGATGTTCTCTAGGGACTCTGCCAGACCACTCTCCCCACGCCTGCTAGCTTTCAACTCTTCATTGAGAGCTTCGAACGCATCCAGGATGTCACATTGCCATCCGATCACGGCTATGGGGGCATTTGGATAGTCGTGCACCGCAATTTTCCCCAGAAGCTTCTCCAATTCTTCCCGCTTCACTTCACCACCTCGTCGTATGCGCGCAGCGACTTATGCAGCCGGTCCCAGTGCTCGAAGTCACCCTTGAACTTGCCCATGCCCCCGGTCTCCTGGGCCATCGAGTAGAGCGCTTTGATAACGTCTCGCGCCGCTTGCAATTCCGCTATAGCGGACAGGGCCCTCACTGACCAGATGTGCCTGGAAGAAGTCTCCGCCCAGGTGTCCCGCTTGGACTCGAAGTAGGCCTTCAAAGCTTCCAAATCAGTCTTCATGGCTCCTCCTCTATGACCAGAGTGGCTTCAACAAGCTTTAACGTACTTGTATCGGTCAGGGGGCCACTCCCATCCCCTAGGGAATAGAATCCCTGGTAGGTCTTTAACCAAAAAAGCCCATTTCCCCCCGACCATACAGTGCCACTCCCCGTGTGTTCGGATGGGGGCTTTTTCTTTTTCCTCTTGATCCGCACGGCTACGCCCCCTCTGGCCACGAAAGAGCCACAGTCCCCACCAGCTCCGAACACTTGCGCACAATCTCCTGGGCCAGCGCCTTCTGGGGAGACTCCACCATCATGCCCAGCGTGGCAATCTGCATGTCCAACTCGTCCAGCACAGCATGGCGGTCCCGCACCTGCGCCTCGTAATCCTCGCGCTGCTCCGCGTGGAGTTGTTGTCCCACCATGTCGTAGCTTTCACAAACCAGTGATTCTAGGTCTTTCATGATGCTCTCCTCCTATATATCTACCCCGCCCCTCTAGGCGTGGCTAGTTAATTGAGTCTAGCTCCAGTCATAGCCGGGGATTGGTCTCGGCTCTCTAGCTCCCCTTGGATGATGTCCGCCATCTTGCGATAAGCCTTGGAGTCGAGGGCGAGCATGATTTCCGCGCCCTCTTCCTCCGTGCCCTTCTCCAGCTCGTCAGCAATCTTCACGAAAAGGTCTGCGATGTCTTGAATGGTGCTCATCGTGGCTCCAGCTTCTTCAGTCGTCTGATCTCTTTGAGAATGAGGTGTCGAATCTCCGCTTTGGGGCGCCACGTCCTCACGTGCCGACGCTTGTCCTCCCGGCTCTCTGGCCTCACGTGATCGATGCCTAACAACTCCTGGATTTCCCAGAGGGTGTTGCCGCTCTCCAGGATGATGTGCTCCAGAACGCGGACGGTCTGCTGCAGGTCCCGGATCTGCTTCTGGGGGCTTGTCTTCTTTTTCATGTGGCCTCCTAGCACGTGGGGTTCTTCAACATAACCCCGAGTTGCTGGGTTGGCTAGAGAAAAGTAGAGTCACCGCCGCTTCTTCTTGCGCGCTTCGGCTACGGTCCACACGGCCAGCAGCTTCATGCCCGCCTCTTGCACTTCGGGCGGCTGTTTTGGGTCACGTAGCCAGTCAATAATCTCCAGGAAGGTATCCCGGCAGCCCATGTCGTACTCAAAATCCAGTTCTTCGTTGTGGGTCACGATGCTTCCTCCTCAAGTTGAACATTCCCGCCACCCTCTTCCCCCAGATAGATGTCCCGCCACTCATTCACAGGCTTGACCACGAAGTTGTAGACCATACCATGGGATTGACGCTTTGCGTTAAACCCCTCGAGGTGCCGCAGTGCGGATCCAAACTGGCCGGCGTCCAGCTTGTCTGGGAAGGAGAAGCCCTTCTTGACGTGCCACTCTTGATAGGCCTTGTGTGCGGCGCCGGCCCGGCTCCAGCCCGACCCGAAGCCCTTGGTGCAGTCTGTCACGAACTGCAGGCTTTTGTCGTTGCTGCCCCGCCACTGGGCCTCCTCCTCGAAGTGCGACTGGGGGTAGGTATAGTCGCCCTGAGCCATCAGGCGCCGGGCCCCCTCGAGCGCCCAGAGCAAGATCTGGGGCGCCTCTTTGCGGAAGGCTTCCACCAGGTCCGCCCGGAGCCCATCGTTCTTGCCAAACGAGGCGTCGCAGCGCAGCACCAGCAGGCGGCGCCACATGCCCTTGGAGTTGTCGCTCAGGCGTGGGAAGTTGTTACAGGCAAAGATGTGGCCCGCCGAAGGGCGGAAGGTGACTGGCATCTCGCGGATGGGCCGCCCCGTGACGTCCTCCCCGCTGATGATTTGCTTGAAGCGCTCGGTGCAGTTGATCTGCTCCTTGGGCAGCTCGGTCACGAAGTTGATTGCCGCCCCGCGGATCTCCATCAGGTAGTACTCCTGGTTGAGAAAGTTCGGGGTGATGCTCCGGACCTCTTGACCATCGAAGAGCGACTCCACCGCGCCCATGATGATGGTGGACTTGCCGTTCGAGCCCCCACCAGGCATGACGATGGCCCTCTCGTAGTTGGTTGCAATCCCGGTGCGGCAGGCGCCCAAGAACTCCTGGAACGCGGCTATCTTCTTGGCTGAGTCTGGGCCGGCCCCAAAGACGCGCCCCAGGGCCTCGAGATAGCGGCGGGGTGGCTCGGGGGTGTTCAAGTCCTCGGGAAGCTCCATCTGGAGTGCGAACCTAGAGCGGTGCTCCGCCGTCCGGGGCACGAGACCCAAGCCTCCTGGGGTCACCACAAGAAAGCTGTTGCCCACAGCCACGCCTGGGGGGCTCTCAGTGAAGAAGTTGGGCTCATGGAGCGGGGCGTGACTCCAGAGCGAGCCCACCAGCTCGCGCCGGACCGAGGCGTTGTTCTGCACCAGGGCCGTGCCCGTGGCCGTGGGCCGGCTGATGTCGTTCTCATCCAAGAAGGTCGAGGCCAAGCATTCGGCGTCCGCCTTGCTGAAGGCGTTCCAGAGACTCTTCTGTGGGTCGTACGCCCACATCCGCCCCTGAACCAGCCGAAACAACCCCGTAGCCAAGAAGTGGTTGCGGATGTCGGCGTACCAGGTCGGGCCCAAGACAATGCTAGCCATGCGATGGAAGTCTCCTCAAACGCCAGCCCCTCCGGCGATTGGCTAGTACTAGCCTTAGGAAACTTGAGCCGTCAACATGAATCTCAGGCCATCATCCTTGTAGGCCCCAGCCTACAGCCAAAAGCTCTTTCTTATTGTATACTTAGAGCATAAGTGTAGTTTAATAATAAACTCTCTATATAGTATACTCTAGCCTAGTAGGATGGGCGGGGGGCTACCCCGCTGCACCCCCTCCCTCAGCATACCTACTTCCTGGCTGGCGTGGCGCCCCGAAAAATCAACAGCTTGCTAAAGATTTCTCTTGAAACCTCCAGCGGGCTAAGGCAACCTCTAGTCATGGGAGCAGCCGTTATCAAGATGAGTGACCGAGCCAACCGTGTGCGCCGCCGCCGCTTCAACGACCCGCTAGAGAGCCCCCTCGTGGTGGCGACTCGACGCTTGGTCGCTAAGGCCACGTCGAAAGCCATAGAACAGCACCAGAACACCCACTCCACAGAGCAATCTCTGGTGGCGGGGGCTTATGCGGCAGGTCTTGCCGACGCCCTAAAGATGCTAGAGTTTGCGGCAGTGGAGCTAGCCAAGCGGGCGGCGCCCTAGCCATGGGCTTCGAAGACGAGGGCTTCCAACTAGAGCCACAACTCTTTAGCCCCGAGGACGTTGAGGCGCTAAACGAAGGCCTCAATCGTATGTGGGCCCGGCCGCCACGTGGCCTCACAATCGACAGCATCGAGACTGGCCAGAGGCTGCTATTGAGCGAGGCCACACCTGAGACCCGCTCGGGGCGCTATAAGATCAACGACGCCTATCTGGAGAGCGCCACCTTGCGCCGCCTTCTGGCCAAGCTGGGCGCCAAGGTCGAGGCATTCTTGGGCGCCAAGGGTTGCATCATCAACTCGCTCCACTTCGAGCGGGGCAGCGAGCAAGGCCTCCACACCGACTTGAGCTACATGCCGGGCCACGCGCCGGGCCAGATGTGCGCCGCGTGGGTTGCCCTCGAGGACGTCCACGAGCTGGCGGGGCCACTGGTCTACTTCCCGGGGAGCCACACCCTAAAGCCGCACCTTGACTACTGGGCGACAGCCCCCGACGAGCGCATCAGGCGGGCTGAAGAATGCATGGCCGCGTACTGGCCCCAGCTTGGCGACGCGGAGCTAAATGTGGGCCAGCGCGCCGGCGACGTGTTCTTCTGGCACGAAGGCCTCATTCATGGCGGGGCGCCAATTGCAGACAAAGCCAAGACAAGGCGCTCGATCGTGGTGCACTTCTGGGCCGAATCCGTAGTGGGCTCCGACGTGGCCATCCCCATTACCAAGCGAATGAGCTACTTTGGCCGGGCCCATCAGCCGGTGAGCCCCACCACTCCAGCTTACACGAGGCCACAACATGGTTAAGGTTTGGTTTGACTCCGGCATCCCCAAAGACTCTCGGATCGTTTGGGCCGAGAACCGCTTTGAGGGGCGCTGCCACCCGGTGTGGGCCGAGCAGCTCTACAACGCTTATGCGTTGATTGCTGATATGGCCACCCCAAGCCAGATAATGCCCGCGGGGGAATTTAGGTCGTTCCCCATCCTTATTGAGGGGACTGCAGACCACATTGACGACTACTTGAGCAAGCAATCCTATGCCGAGAGCCGGAGCGTGTGACGTGGCCTACGGCGTGGAAGAGATTGGCAACCCCCGATCTAAGTTCGTGGACAAGTATCTAGAGGGGCTGGTCGGCGTAGAGATTGGCTATGCCGCCCATAATGATTTTGGCCTCAACACCGAAATCCGCACGTGTGGCCAACACGACTATCCGTCGCCGGGCGTGACCCACTACATCGAGGACCTCTATGACCACTCACTCCCGTTCGTGCCAACCAAGCACTATGACTTTGTCTTTGGTAGTCACATTCTTGAGCATCTTTTCAATCCTATTGGCGCATTGCGTGAGCATGCTCGCGGAGCGCGTCGGTACGTTGTCCACGTGTTGCCACACCCCGACCGCATGTTTGACAAGGGCCGACCCCTCACGACGCTAGAGGAGTTGCTGGCGCGACCCTCAAGGCCCACTCCTGAGATGCTCCGCTTTGAGCCCTATGGGGGCCATTGGAACGTGTGGACCCCCGCCACGTTTCCCGCGGTGGCCGCCCACGTAGGCCTAGAGGTGGTCGAGATGCTCAATCCGGACGACAAAGTGGCGAACGGCTTCATTGTCGTGATGAAAGAGATGCACCAACACTGCTATGGCCTCACGGGGGTGAACAAGTGAAAGGCTGGGGGGCCAAGTGCCCAGAATGTGGCGAGGAGTTTCTTCCAGCCGATGGTGCCGACTGCCGCTCCTTCTTGAAGGACTATTGGTCTGTGGCCAATTGGACAGGAAATCACATAGCTGACACGGGACACAAAACGCTCGAAGGCGCCCCCTTCGTTTACATCGAACCAAAGTCACGAACCCCCAAGAAGAAGCTGGTCAACTGTGGCACCCATTGGGAGATGAGATGAAGCAAATCAAGAAGCTCTACGAAATCGACGGACAGAAGTACGTGATGGAGTTCAGCTGGAAAGACCAGCCCGAGGACTACATCCGCGACGACTTGGCCCCGGACCACCCAATGCGCATCGCTAGTGAGCGAGAGGCCCTCGCGGACCGAGCTAAGATGGCGTTGGGTGAGCCCTACGACCACGAAAACCCCACGTGGATCGATGTCAAGTGCGTTGAGGTGCAGCACTATGGTGACGATGAGGTGTGGTTTCACCGCGAGGGGGAATCTTGTACTGGGGCCAAGCAATACTCCACTCAAGACTTCGCCAAGGCGGAATCTCTCTTCGACGTATCGGTCAAGTGGGACCAATGTGCGCACTGGAGAATGGGCTACATCCACACCTGTGGCGATCATCTCACCCTGTTGGATGCAATGAACACGGCTTACAACGAGGCAAAGAAGATTATGCAAGAGGCTGGGAGCTGGGATGAGTAAGCGCTTCAGACTTGGCCTCGTTTTAGCGGAAGAAGCAGATGCTTGCTCTTGGTACCGCGCCCTTGGCCCCTTGCGCCACCTCTCTAGGATGATGCCTCTCGAGTTCATCCCCATGATGGATGGGCCGCCCACGTGGGCCACATTCTTTAACGTCGATGCAATCTTCCTCCAGCGGGCGCACACCCCGATGGCTCTAGACTGGGCCAGAGCTGCTCACGACTCAGGCGTGCCTGTCGTCTTAGACTACGATGACGACCTTGACCACATGCCCCCGGAGCACGTGAGCTTCCACGCCCTTCGCCACACTAAGGCTGCGCTAGATGAGTTGCTGGGGTTGGCTTCGGCCGTGAGCGTATCCACGCCAGCCCTGCTCGAGGTCATCCGTGAGCGCGTGAAGGGCAGTCTCATGTTGATTCCAAACGCGGTGGATGAGACCCTGAGAGAGCCCGCCCCCGCGCGCCCCTTGGACCCCAAGTTCTATGCTTGGCGGGGCGGCATGACCCACCGCGAAGACATCGAGCTAGCGCGCAAACTCTTCACCTGGCCAGATGTGACCGTCCACTATTATGGCCACCTTCCACCGTGGGTCCGATCTGGTCACGACATGGTCTCGCCTTGGATGCCCATTCCGACCTATCTGGAGCAACTCAGGCGCACTCCGGCTGGCGCGATGGTGGTGCCCCTCATAGACAACGCCTTCAACCGGGCCAAGAGCAACTGCATCTGGCTCGAGGCCACGTGGGCTGGCTTGGCAACCTGCCATTGCGTGGGCCTCCCCAACCACAGAGGAGCGGGCGAAGGCAGCCTACCCGAGTTTAACAAGCCGGGGGTGATGTCTTTGCACCAACTGCAGACAGGCACCTCAGAGTCGTGGAACGCCTTTCGCGAGGAGAGCCTAGCATTCATCCAGGATAATCTGACCCTGGCTAGAGTGAACCCATCAAGGCGAGACCTGCTAGAGTCCCTCTAACAGGCCTGCGTCACAAGTCTAAGGCCTTTGCATCTGAAACGATTCAAAATCGCCCATGTGGGCGAAACTGCAGCACATTCGACGCAACCAGGGGCGGAACTGAAACGATTGTTGCAAAGATGCTACAAGTAGCACATCAGGGCGGATTGAACTCGTAGTGCCTCGCCTCAAACATGTTCTCAATGGCGCCACACATCGAAAGCTGGTTGTGGTAATCGAACCATTCGGTGTGGGTGTGGGTTCCGTCGGCGTCTCCATCATGTTCGAAGTAGTACACGTGGCCTAGCTCGTGGGCTAAGAGGCGCGCAACGAGCCCGGTAGCTCTCTCCGGGGTCAGCATCTCAGACGCGGGATCAATGAACGGCACGTGGATATAGTGCGCCGTTGTGGCGCTGCACCCATCCGAGCCGGCGCACGCCGCTCTACTCTCAGCTAAGGTTCCGTGTAGATAGATGCTATAGCCATCCAAATCAGGCAGGCCAGCGGCGGCTTGGCGCACTGCGTCAACCACATCCAACGCCAGCTCAGTCGGCCACCCCGATGTGTTGTACACCTTCAGGTCACTAGATATGTCTAGGTTGAGCCCACATCCGCTTACACACCATGACATCACCACTAAGAGGGCCAAGATGGCTAAGCCTTGAAGTAGTCTATTCAGCATGGTCGCGCTCGGCCGGATAGTCATCATCGATCTGCGTCTCTGGGTTGTTGTCCTCGTGCAAATCCACATAGGCGTTGTCATAGTCCGGGAAGGTGGCGCCCGTTCCATAAGTGTCTTCGCCTCGTTTCCAAGCGCGGACGGCCTCAGACACAAGGTCGTCAGTGTCCATGTCGGGTGGGCCTTCCACGCGCAGGGTGACACACGTGACCATCGGCACCGTCACCAGGTAGACATTCGGGGTGTAGTCTTTCTCGTCGTGCATGGGTTGATTCTCCCTAAAGGTCCCACATTGTGGGGCATTGGTTGAGTTTTAGCTAGAGGTCAATGGGTCGAATGTCATAGTGCTGCGAGTCCTGGTTCCATGTGGCGCTATATTGCACGTTCATGTGAGCCCCACGTTGCGAAAGTACTCCGGCCAATCAATGGCCGCTTGGCCGCGTCTCTTTGCATCGGAAAGCAGCAAGGCACACAGTTCCTGATCAGACTGGGCCCGTTCTCGTGCTCTGGCAATCTCAGCTTTGCGTGCATCGCTAAGACGTAGCATGTACTGGTAGTCTCGCTGTGCGCTCATCACCCATGCTCCTGGCTAGAGTCCCAACCCAAAAGTCTTACAAGCTCAACCCGCAAATCGGCTGCTTTTTGATCATCAAAAACATACAGCGCTGAGACGGCAACGGCGCGCTCGGTCTCCGACCCTTGGGTTAGGGCTAAAGTCGCGCACTGCATGACGCCGCTTAGGTCGCGCTCTAGGGCTAGGAGCATGAGAGCCTCTCGAAGCGTCATGGTCAGCGTGCGCGTTTCTGGCTCTATCTCGAGGGCTAGTGCGGCGCTCAAGACGTTGGCCCTGACCCGTCATTCGTGGCCACGCATTCACAAGCCACCCACGCGGCTAGGGCGCTCTCATAGTCAACAAAGTGTCCAACCACAAAAGGCGCCTCACGGAGTACCCAACCACCGTCAACCATGACGATCGTGCGGCGGTAACCGTCAAAGCCAATGCCAGTTGTAATCATGACTACCAAGCCCCCCGGCAACCCACGCACGTTTGGACACTCTTGCCGCGAAGGTTAGTGACGAGCGCACCACGGCTCGGGAAGTACCGCCCGCAATCGCCACAGCATCCACGGCTATCGGCGTGCACCACATAGCCGCGCATTTGGTTGCGCGCGTACTCGGCTCGAAACTCGTCGGCTCGTTTTGGTGTGATCAGTTGCATGCTACGCTCCTTTGATTGTGGGTAGAGTCAGACCGAGTAGTAATTGTACGTGTACAAGGCGACCTCGGTTAGCAGCCCGTTGAAAACCCTAAAGTCTGTGCTTTCGGAGCAATCCACGATCTGGCCGCCTTTCAGGCTGTGTAGCCAATCATCTGCGGCTATGTGCTCTTCGTCAGTGAGGCCCGATGCATCACCGTTGATTAGGTAGCTGGCCCAACACGCGGGCGCATAGTCGGAGTCAGTGTCAATCAGTTTCATGTCTTTGTCATCCTCTCTACAAGCCCCGCAAGCATCACAGCTGCTTAGGGGGCCGGATAGAACGGATGTCTAGAATACGGGATCCAAGCGTCCAAAGACTTCGCCTGTAGCAAGATCGGTCGCGATTGCGAGCGTCACCTGCTTATCCCACGTGCCCAAGCGACACTCGAGGGCGCGGATCTGACGCGTAAGGCGCATCGCATCGTGCACAGTCAGCACGAACCTGGTATTGTTGACCAAGATGCACTCGCGAAACTTAGGGTGCTTGGCGCGGGTTTCGTTGGTTGCTTGTTGCATGGTTACCATGGTTCGATCTCCTATGCTCAATCTTAACCCTAGACTAGAGTCTCGGCTAGGTTATTTACAAGTTGCACAATTCGTCAGCAATTCAGCAGGCTTGCGTCACCAGGTAGGCAGCTGGCTAGGCAGCATGGTGGCGCTCGTGCTAAGGTCACATCATGAAATTCATCACCGTAGGCGTCACGAACACCGAAACCCGTCTAGTCAACCTGGCCAATGTGGTCGAGGTCTATCTGGCCCCTGAGGGCACCTCGAGTCGCATCCGCTTCATCGACGGCACCATCCTCGAGGCCTCGCACGACTACAGCGCGCTCGTGCAGCTGATTCTCGAGACAGCCTAGTTCAGCAGGCCTGCGTCACCGATGGGGCGCTCGTGCTGGCATCATAATGGCCGCCATTATAATGAGCCAGGGGCTTATGATGCACTCGAGCGCCGGGGGCGCGCCCACATTCACCCACACCACTAGGGCGACAATTCGTCGCCTAAAGCGACAATGTGGCGTCGATATCGAGCCACACCTCGAGCCTGGCCTGTATGGTCTATCAGGAGGCTCGAACTATGGTCACGCTACTGCTCTTCATCATCGCTCTTGCAGTCCTTCCCCTCGCCCTCTGCGTCGCTTGGATCGCATTGCGCATCTTCGCCTTCATCGCGGGTATCGTACTCTTGTTTGGTAGCGCGGCCGCCCTCATCGGGACACTCGTTTACCTTGTTTGCATGTCATGATGGAGCGGGCTCGCAGTCATAAGGCTAGCAACACGATGCTGGGCGGCCGGTTGCGGTCGCAGTCACAACCTAGTCAACAAAGGAGAGGATCATGAACGCAATCGACCTGTACCACTACACGCGTGGCCTTGCCATGAGCCACACCACACGCCGGTGGCGCCTTCGAATTGAATGGCCTGGCGAGCTTGGGGCCTGGCTGGCGCTTGGGGGTTGGTCATGAGCTACCTCGACGAGCCAGATTGGGCGAGCAGCGATCCGCCCGATGACGGGGGCGAGCCGGAAGAGCACGCCTATCGCGAAGGGATTGCTGAGGGTGTTCGCCTGGAAAGAGCGCGGGTCGTGGCATTCCTCAAGAACAGCCGTGCGGGGGAAGACTACTACAGCGGTTACTATGAATGGCACGCTGGCGCCGCAATCGATCGGGGTGAACACGTCCCAGAGAAGACGACAGCCACGACCCGCGATCGCACCCTAAAGCGTGGTGACGTTATTGATTCTGGCGACGTGCTAGCAACGTATGAGAAATTCTAAGCGTCACTCACTGTCAACGTTTGGATACACAATCGGACAGGTGTCCGCCCAATGTAAAAGTTGTGTAATACCTGAGAAGTGGTCTCAGCATTCGTGCATCCCTCATGCCAAGCGCTAGTTGCACATGCGAATCGTTCTTAACTGGGGTTCCGACCCCCACCCTCGCCTGGCGGGGCGCGACACAAATGTCATAGCGGGCTGACTTTGTGGTCATAGTACGCGGCTCTAGCACGGGGCGTGCCACCCGAGGGTACGTGTTCAGCCCCCCTAGTGGGGAATGCAAGAACGATGACGCGAGGTCTTCGGAGCGGCAGGGCATCTGGATGCCAATATAACATAAAGGGGGGCATGTTGTTGATTTTTTTAAACTTTTAGGGTAAAAAGTGCCCTAGGGGGTGTGGGTGTAACACCTACACAACATCGGCAGAAACATCGGCAGAAGGCAAGTTTAGTGCCAAAGGCGTTGACGGGGAGACCACTCCATGGCATAGTCAAGGGAGTGTTATGGAGTGGTTTTGCTGTAAATGGCCGAGAAAGCTGCCAAATTTGACTATTTGAGCCTCCCGAGCCCGTCTGAGACGGGGGCCGAATTTCCGCACTTCGGGAACCTCACCGAGGGCGATGAGGCGATTCTTCTCTCCAAGGGCTGGAAACCCCGCGACGTGAGGGGAATCACCGATTCTAGCGCGATTAGGCTGATGTACTTCGCCGCCAGATTGGGCCTGATCGAGCTTTCCGCGGCCCAAATGACCGCCCTCAAAGAGGAGCGGATGTATTGGGAGCAGATGGCCGAGGTCGAGGCGCGGAAAAAAGCCGCCGAGAAGGAAAAGTCGGTCGACATTTTGGGGCTGCTCGAGGCTTTTGCAGCCAGTGGGGCTCATGTGGGTGCAACACCTACACCCCCCAAGAAGATGGGCCGCCCCCCAGGGTCGAAAAACAAGGTGAAGGAGCCTGATGGGGGCGAAAACCCAGAATGACGCCCCAGGAAACTCTAGGCAAAGCTAGATGGCTCATCCAAAGAGGCGGTTTGGAGTTCAAAGAGCAGCTCTCGCTCAAGAATTTCAACAGATTTTGCTCCCTGGCTGCTGACGCAGTGCGTCATGGCCTCTCCGCAGGCCAAAGAGCAGCCCTCCCCTGGCTTTTCGAGTGGGGCGAGGCCCTAGGTGTCATCCACGGCAACATCTCAGCCCTGGTCAAGGCCGATCCGCTCATCCTCTACGCTCCAATCACGCCCAAGCACCAAGCTTTTCACGACTCGAAGGCGTTTGTGCGCTACGCGATGGCCGGAAACGGCACCGGCAAGTCCACTCTAGCCTACGCGGAGAACGTTTGGTGCTCCACCGGCCAAAAGCACTGGACCAACCGGCGTGGCAACGTCGTGGTGCTCTCGACGGGCCACCAAACCTACTCCACCAAGGTCTTTCGCTCCAAGCTCATCGATGGGGAGGACGGCGACCCCCTCACCCCGATGATTCCCGAGGGCGGGAAGTGGTTCCACTCCTTTGATCAGCGCGGTTTCATCATCCGGGTGGCGTGTCCGCCCTGTGCGGGCCTGGGCCGCCCACGAGAGTGCACCCACACCCGAAACATCACCTGCTTGAGTGCCGAATCCGGGGTCGAGCGCCTCATGGGCTATACCGCCCGACTTGGCCACATCGACGAGCACATCGACTTTGACCAGTACAAAGAGCTGAAGCAGCGACTCCGGCGCGGTGGGGCCGATGGGCGGATGATGATTACGGCCACCCCCCTGGCGGGCCAGAGCTGGGAAATCACCGATCTGCTCGAGCTTTGGAAGCACGCCCCCGAGAATAACTGGCTCGACGTGACGGACCACGCCAAAGGTCCATATGTGGACGTGTTCCAGTTCAGCCAGTACGAGGTTGGGTTCCGTTCCAAGGGCGAAATCGAGGGCGACCGCGCCCGAATGAGTGAGGCGGAGTTCCTGGTTCGCGTCATGGGCGAGCCCATGGTTATAGCGGACAACCCCGTCTTCAACCTGAAGCTCCTCGACCAGCAGCAGAAAGAGAACGTGACGGCCCCGGCTTGCTTCTCCATCGACATCCGGGAGGGCTCCAAGGTCGGAATCGACACCCTCGAGCGGGTGGACGAAATCATGCTCCTTCCCGAGGCCCCAGAGAAGCCCGAGCGCTTTGAGGGGCTCAAGGTCTGGGCTCACCCCGAGCGAGATGCGCAGTACGTCATCGGGGTAGACTCCGCCGCGGGAGTCAGTTCCACCCGACGCGACGCTTCAGCCGCCTACGTGTTCCGCGTTCTGGCCAACGTCGACGGGGCCATCGACCTAGATATGGTTGCAGCCTGGCACTCCTACGACGATGTCTACTCCTATGCAGAGAAGATGAAGCTGGTGGGGATCTACTACAACACCGCGCTCATCATCCCCGAGGTCACGGGCATTGGCATCCCCTTCATGCAGGCCTTGGTGCGGCGGCTTTGGTACCCCAACGTGTGGCAGGGCGAGAATACCGCGGACCAAGCCCGGGCAGACTACGACTCCCGCTTCGGCATGGTCACGAATGCACAGTCGAAGCCAAACATGGTCACGGCCCTGAAGCGCTACATCGACATGAAGCGCATCAAGATTAGGGATCAAGCCGCAATCAGAGAATGTCAGGCATTCCATCAGACCCCCTCCCAGTCCGGACTATCCTATCGCTATGAAGGCGCGGGCGGGGAGCACGACGACCGAGTCATGGCGATGTGCTTCGTGGCCTACGCCTGTGTGAACTTCAGCCCCCAGGTCCTCTCGATGAATTTGCCACCCCTGCCACCGGCTGAGGAGCCCCCGCCCGAGGGCGTCGTCAACACCAAGTCGCCCAAGAGGGGCGGAGGATGGTCCCCATGGTAGCACAACTAGTCGTAATCTTAGGCCTGGGCATGCTAGTCGCCCTCATAGGGATGCTCTATCTGCTCCACCGCTCCCTGAAGGACATGCGCTCCCTAGCGGAGCAGGCCCTCCTGACCAGCAAAGCGGTCAGCGCAAGAGACCTCGCCGAAGCGAAGGAGTACTCCGAAGATGCGCGCTTCAGCCGGGAAATCTCCAAGGCCGAGACGGGCCCCTCAATCGCTACCATCTCCCAACCCGAGGAGACGTACACCACCCCGGAGGGCGTGACCCTCAAGGTGCTAAAGCCGTTCCTCTAGCGGGCTAGACACAACGCAAGATTCGTGCCACAATACCCCAGGATGGCCGACCATAACGACATTCTCGCCCTTCTCGATTCGATTCCCTACGAGAAGCGGAAAGACCCGACCACGGCGCGCAAGATTGCGGAGCTAATCGCGACTAAGGCCGCGATGAAGCAAGAGGCCTCAATCCGGTTCCAAGAGAAGTCCGTCGAGCTGAACGAGAAGATGTTCAAGCCCCAGATGGATGAGCAGAAGGACGAGCAGGCAGAACAGCAGCAGGGCGCCCCCCAGGGGATGGCGCCTAGCGCTCAGGATGTCGCGGCCAATCCCAACATCGGCGAGTTGATGTAATGTCCGAAACCTGGAAACCCGTTGCGGGATATGAGGCTTACCGGGTCAGCACTCTAGGCAGAGTCAGAGGTCAGGACGGCAAGCTGTTCAGTGCCAAGCAGGGGAAAAACGGTTATTGCGCGGTCAGCTTCCGCAAAAACGGAAAGAACAAGACATCTCTAGTTCATCGAGTAGTTGCCCAGACTTTCCTGCCTAACCCTGAGTCTAAGCCCTACGTCAATCATTTGAATGGCAAGAAGTCGGACAACCGCCTGGAGAATCTTGCGTGGGCCACGTCAAGTGAGAACGCGTTGCATGCACACAGCGAGGGGCTCATCAAAGTCCACAAGGGCGCTGCACATCCTAACGCACGTTGGGGTCGGGGCGAAGTCGCTCTCATGCGATTCCTCCATATGGAAGGTCTCACCAGTCAGCATATCTCAGAACTTTTCCGGTTTACCCCCCACGGAGTTCGCAGAATCGTCAACGGGCATCGGTACAAATAAATGACTGCTTTTGCGGAAAATCCCAATTCTCCGGATCCTTATGGTGTGGCCGATGGCTTCGCGGCCACCCCGCCCAACCCCGATCCGCCCGACCCCGAGAACCAAGCCCTAGCGGACCGGATCAAGTCGATGTTCCTGGCGTCCTACAACGCCAGGATGACGAAGACCCTCACCGACAACCTCTATCTAGCTGCAATCATGGGCGACGCCTTCCTCGCGGTCGACCCCAACACGAACCAGCTCTACCGCATCCTCGACAGCACCCAGTCGCAGTACGCGAGCCAAAACAACCAGCTCATCACGACCTACCTCGCGCTGTGGGGCAAGCTCACCGCCCAGCAGCCAGACTTCCAGGTCCAGCCAGGCGTGAGTGGGGGCATCAGCGACCAGTACGGCGCCCGCGCCGCAGAGCGCTTCATCGAATATTACCGCACCAGCCGCAACACTAAAGCCATCATCAACCAGGCCAAGTCCTGCGCGATTTGGTCCAACTACGGTGGCCTCATCGAACTGCTCTGGGACCCCCAGGGTGGCACCGACTTCGCCCACTGCGAGAGCTGCGGCTATAGCTCAGAAGATTGCGACCTCGACGGCGCCCCCTGCCCCTACTGCGAGCAGTCGCACCAGATGTTTCAGCAGGCGCAGCAGGGCTATCAGCAGGCCGTTTCACAGGGCGCCCAGCCCCCGGTTCCTCCGCCCCAGCAGCCTCCGCCCCCGGGCGTGATGCAGTGCGTCAACCGCGGTGGCCCCGCCCTCCGTGAGGTGGACCCCCGCAACACCTTCTTCCAACCTGGCATCAACAAGTTCGACTGGATGCAGTGGTACATCACCCGCGAGCCGGTTCCGGTGGCGCTCGCCCGCTCGTGGTTCCCCGAGACCGGACTAGAGCTACACGCAGAGCCAGAGGTCTATCCGTCCCATGGCGCCCAGTGGACCCTCAACGCCGACACCGACGACTTCATCAACGAGCAACTCCAGGACCACCTCTACCTCTATCGCTACGTCGAGCGCAGCTCGGGGCTTCACCCCAATGGCCGCGTCATCGTCATGGCGAACAACCGCATCATCAGCCAGTCGCCGGGCTACTTCAAAGACTTCGGACGGCTCCCCCTGTTCCGGTTTGGTTGGATCCCGCGCGAGGGCACGCCCTACTTCCGCCCCCCGACCGCAGACGCGTGGCACCGCCAGCGAGAGCTGAACCGCCTCGAGACCCAGAAGGCCGAGCACACCGCGCTGCTGGCGCGCACCAAGGTCATCATCCCGTACGGAAGCCGCATTGCCGCGGACGAGGTCAGCGCCCAGAGCGCTCAGGTGCTGATGCCGCCCGGCCATATGGCGGAGCACATCCGTTACCTCGCCCCGCCCCAGATGGGCAGCGACATCTACGCCCGATCTGACCAGCTCGTGGGCGACATCCGCTCCATGTTCGCGGTCACGGTCCAGGAAACGGCCCAACAGACCGATGCCTCGGGGCGCCTCGCCGCATTCCAGGAGTCCGAGTCGCAGCAGACCATCGGGCCCATCCTCGTGGCGCACTCCAATGAAGAGGCGGACATGATGCGCTGTCTCCTCATCCTGGTCCAGAAGTATGGCGACCCCGATGAGAAGTTCATGGCCCTGGGCGACGACAACCAGGAGATTTACAGCTTCCAGGACCTCAAGTTCTCCCTGAAGGGCTCGAATGTCGGCATCGTCCCCTCCGACGGCCTCTCCTCAAACCCAGCCCTCCGCCGCAACGACGCGGCCTCCCTGCTCGGCCAGGGCTTCTTCGGCGCCCCGGGCACCCCGGACTTCAAGTTTGGCCTCTACGCGAAAATGGCCGGAGTCAAAGTCTCTGGTCTTGTCCCCGACATGGGCGACGCCCAAATCCAGGCCGCCGTGGCCGCCGTCAAGATGATGGAGGACGGTATCCCGTTCCAGCCCCAGTCATGGGACGACGCGGGCAAGTTCACCCAGGTCTTCCAGGACTGGCTCGTCGTCAATGGGCGCCACCAGTCGGAGAAGAACCCCCAGGCGGTCCAGGCCATCGATCAGGCCATGCAGTACTACATGCAGCAACTGTTCGAGGCGCAGCAAAAGGCTGCGGCGCAGCAGGCTCAAGCTGGGGCGCCAGGTCAGCCCGCCCCCAACACCGGCGCATCCCCCACGGGCCCAGGCCAGTCCGCCCCAGGCGGCACCCCGAACAACCCCGCGGGCGAGACTTCTCAGAACGCTGCGGCTGCAATCAAGAACGCCGACCAGCAGGGAGAGTCTCTCGCGCGCAGTCAGCTAAAGCATGAGTAGAGTCAGGGACTTTACTTCCTAGAGTCTTTGTGCAATAATCATGCCAGGAGTGTAAGGTATAACCATGTCAAGTTTTGCAGCAGACAGCCCCACGGCTATGGCTCCCGACCCGAGCGTTTCAATTGACCCGGGGAGCATCCCCACGCTTGGCGACCTGACCGCCGCCGACACGCCCGTAGATCAATCCTACGATTCTATGGTCACCGAGTTTTCCGATCCGTCTGGCCAGAACAGCATCGAAGCTGCAGCTGACCGGGCACTAGCCGCTGAGGGGCAGGACGCTGGCGCCTCCCCAGTAGCCGAGCCAGGGGTATCAGCTTCGTCTCCCCCCTCTGCTCCCGCTGCCCCTCAGCTTGACTCGAATCAGCAGTTCATGGCCGCGATGTTTGCGCAGATGCAGGCGCAGTCGCAGGCGCAGCAGGCTAGCTTCGAGAAGGCTCTAGCCTCTCTGGCCCCCAAGGCCCCCGAGGCTCCTCCGGTTGACCCCTTCGCGGACCTCCCCGAGAAGTTCAACACCCCCGAGATCAAAGAGTTCCTCAAGGTCGCCCAGGACAAAATCCTGAGCCCCTACCAGAAGCAACTCGAGAATCGCATTCAGGCCGCCCAGCATGAGCGCCTGACGAACCAATACGCCTCCGAGGCAGAGCAGGCCGCTCAAGCGGTCATCTCCTCTGGGTATGAACTCTCCGGAAACGACGCGGCCATTGTCAAAGATGGCCTCCGAGACTTCGCCCTCACTCTCTCGCACGTACATGGCGGCACCCCCGCCCAGTACAAAGACGCGCTCGCTCGCGTCGCAGAATCGCTCGTTCGTGGCAGGCAGGCGCACATGAACAAAGCCTCGAAGGCAAAGGTGGCCACATTGGCCCCACGCCCCGCGGCTAGACAAAACACTGCTCCCGGGATGGTCTCGGGACAGCAATCGGCTGAGTACTCCGCGGCAGAAGCGCGGGCGGCCGGATACCAGGACATGACCGACGCTGTCTTCGATGGCGGACGGAAGGTCCTCGCTATGCGCGCCCGTCAGGGCCGAGGTTAGTAAATGTCTGTAAGTTTGACAGCTTCTGGCTCTCAGCTTCTGATGACCAAGTATCGCAAGGCCATCGTAGAAGCGGTCCGCAAGGACGAGGGTCAGTTCAATAAAATCCCCAAAATTGAAGGAAACACCGACGTCTACAAGTGGATGATGCAGGTCACCGACGTTACCTCGCTTGGTAACGCAGTCGAAGGCCAAATCTTCCCCACGCCGGTTGCTCCGATCGCCCTCCAACCCTTCGTCGGCTATAAGGTCTTCAACGCGGCCATCCAACTCACGGATGTTGTCCTGGCTTTGGCCAAGGGCGACGCCACGAGCTTTATGGCGGCTGGCGAGTACCTGATCAAGAGCGCGACTCGCGCCTCGCTCCGCTATCGCGAAGGCACCCACTACCTCGACGGCACGAACATCGTGGGCGTCCTGGGTGGAACTGTCACCGTGGCCACAACCACGATGACGGTCAATGGCTACGACGCAGTAGTTACGGCCCGTTCGACGGACCGCACCTCGGTCAACGCCATGCTCTGGCCGAATGCCACGTATGACATCATCGACCAGACGACCTTGCTCTCCAAGGGCTCGGTCACTGTCGTCAAGCAGCTTGCGCCCGTTACTTCGGACACCCTCGGTGCCTTCACCATTGCCAGCCCCGGCTTCCCGGCCAGCTGCAACACTGGTGACCTCATCGCGTGGACCGGAAGCTACGGCCTCGGTTACGAGGGCTTGTCCTCACTCATCGACAACGACATCAGCGGCACCTACCAGGGTGTTGACTTCACCGCGACCCCCCAGGCCGCAGTGTGGGTCTCGACGGTGTTGGGCAACGGCGGAACCCTCCGGGCTCTGACTCCGAGCATTTTCTTCCAGGCCCAACAGGGTGCGGCGGACAAGATGCTTGGCGCGGCCAAGGGCGGCTCTCCCACCGAGCTTGAGTACCTGGCTAATACCGCCATGGCTCAGCAGTTCTACAACATGTACAACGTCGGCGGAATCGCGGCGAACGTCACGAGCGCGGGTACCAACGTGTACTCGAGCCCGATGCGTATCACGCCCGAGACCTCCAAGGTTGGCCAGCCCAGCCTCACCTTCACCAGCCCGTTTGGCGACGTGAAGTTGAACCTCCGTTACCACTGCCCGCAGCAGACGGTGTTCGGTGTGGACTACAGCCAGCTCGGCTTCATCGTGAGCAAAGAGCTTGGTTGGAGACCCGGTGTTGAGAACATGTTCACCCCCTCGCAGAGCGCCGCGGTCCGTACCGCCCAGCTCTATGAGGTCGGTCAGGTGGCCGTGTTTGAGCGAAGACATATGATTAAAATTAACGATCTGAGCTACACGACCACCAACTCGGGCGCCTAATAGAATATCTAGCTGGGGCTCAGGACTGCTTGAGCCCCTTCTAGATTCAAGGAAAATCGAAATCTCATGGCAATTACTCTTCAAAATCAAGGCAACGTCACCGGTGGTGCGTTTCCTAATCGAATCTATAAGCTGGTCCTGACACTGGACGGCAGCGCAACGACTGGGTCTCTCGCCCATCTTTGCCCCGCGGCTCCTGTGTACTACCAGAATGCCCTCGGCGGGACCGGCACCGCCTATGTCAGCAAGGCTGTGGCGAACTCCGGTTCTGCCACGACTGTTGCGGACATCACCGTAAGCTCTGCAGGCAGCAACGCCCAGACGTTGTTCCTCCTGGCCTATATTTTTAATCAAGGGACTTGAGTTTTCTCTAGTCCTGGCCTGTGCTATAGTCTGAGGGCCCTAGGGAGGGGCCCAAGGATGACCTGGATTTGCAGAGAGATTAAGGGTCGAAAGGTTTTTGTGGATCTACAAGATGTGCCCCTCTTAAGTGCGCACACTTGGAAAATCGACAAGGGTGGATACGTGCGTCGACATCACGAGAGGGGGGCCCTACACCGGATAATCTTGGGTCTTCTGGGCTCCCCAGAAACCCACGTCGACCACATCAACGGAGACAAGCTAGACAATCGTCGCTGCAACTTGCGGGCCTGCACGCGGGAACAGAACATGCGCAACATGCGGCGGCATTCCGACAACACATCCGGGTACAAGGGTGTCCATTGGAACAAGCAGAGGGGGAAATGGGCGGCCGCGTTGCACAAGATGGGTAAACGGCGCTTGTACAAGTTATTTACCCTTAAAGAAGATGCCGCTAAAGCATATGATGAGGCAGCAAAACAGCACTTCGGCGAGTTCGCACGCCTTAACTTCCCTGAGGCTGCATGAGCCTCTTCGCCCCCAGAGCAGAGTGCGCCAGGCTATACAGGGCCGATAAGTTCCTCCGGTATGGTGCGGCGGTCCTACCCAATCGGGGGCCCACCTTCTTCCTTGTTCGCCTCATGGAACCAGTCGAAGTCGGTAACGCCCACGACCGCTCCATGCGAAATAAAATGTATTTCACCCCCTACGACTGTCCTGGCTTGCTGCATATCCAGGATCGTAAGGGGAACGTTGCAAGCACTTCGGATTTTGAGGGCCTAGTCCCCAGCCTCATCGGATGGCCGGGGCAAGCCTTTGGTAACGATTCGGTGATGACTGGGTCGTATCTGAGCTATCTCATTTATCAGGGTCGCCCGAAGTATGTGGTCGAAGACGAGCGTCGTCAGGCTACCGCAGAGGCGGGCCGCGACAAGGACCGCGCCATCAAGGAAGAGGCCTACGAGGCCTATCACTACCACAAGCATCTCCAAGGCAAGTACGCCTACGGGGCCGACAAGCTCACCACCCGGGATGAAACCCTCTCGGGGATCAAGTCTAGTCAGAACGCTGACTTCCTACGCACCCTAGAGAACGACCCAGGAGACTCATTCGAGGCTGAGTCCCTAAAGAACGCAGGCTTTGGCTAAAGTATGCTAGAGTAGCACAATGAAGACTCTACCCCTGACTCAAGGCCATGAAGCTATCGTAGATGACGAGGACTACGAGGCTTTGTCCGCTTTCAAGTGGTGCTTCTCGCAGGGCCGCGCGACCCGCCGGCAGCGGAAGTTCGGCATCATCAAGAAGGACGTCTTCACCTTGATGCATCGGGTGATCCTGGGGGTTTGTGGGCAGCCGGGGGTACACGTGGACCACATCAATGGCAATCCACTCGACAACCGTAGGACCAATCTTCGCACCTGCACCATACAGCAGAATCTGCTGAATCAAGGACCGAAGAAAACCAAACGCAGCCGTTTCAAAGGGGTTGGGTGGCATAAGGACGCAGCAAAGTGGTGTGCCCGTGCGGGGTTTGCCAAAACCAAGAGACACTTAGGGCTGTTTGACCGGGAAGAGGACGCAGCGCGCGCCTACGATAAGGCAGCGAAAGCCATCTTCGGTGACTTTGCAAGGACCAATGAAGCCTTGGGGCTCCTATGACGCGGGAAGAGTTAATTGCTTTTTGCAAATTTGGAATGAATATTAACGCATCGCAGCAAAATGACGACATCTCCGATTCCCAGTGGATCACCCTGGTTCAGAACGCCTACAAGACGATGTGGAACCGCATCGCCCTCGAGCTGGCCCCCAAGGGCGCCGTAGTTCAGCAGTTCGACACCACGTGGCCCTCCGGAGACTTCACCTTCACTCTCCCCACCAGCCTCGAGAACGCCATCATCTATGAGTGCTGGTACCTAGACTCGAACAGCCAGCCATACTCACGTATGGACGCGGCCTTCGACATTCGCAACGTGATGCGGCTGAACTACTACCCCTCCTTCAGCCCCGGGGGGTTCCCCTTCCGCATCTACTACATCCCTGACGCAGAGAAGCTTGCGGTCGATAACCAAGTCCCCGCCCTGCTCCCAGCTCGCCACCACGAAGTCATCGCCTGGGAGGCCCTCCGCACCGTGAAGATGCTCACGGACAAGGAAATCCCCCAGTCCTGGCAAGCCAAGTTCGAAGATTTAGAGCTGTCGCTTATGAAGGAGTTTCAATCGCGACCTCTTGCGAATCGGCCGAATGTTCGGTCGCTGTGGTCGCCGATCGCGCGGCCACTCATTTAGGAGTGGTGTCTTATGTCTAGGAAAACTGTCAGAGTAGTGAATAGGTCGGAAAGCCGACTCCCAATCCCTTGGGGAAAGAACACCATCGTGTTCGCCCCCCGTGGCCAGCCTGGCTCGGTCCAAGACCTCCCAGAGGACGCTGCAGAGTATTGCCGCGGCCACTACGGAGAGATGCTGGGCGTCATCGAGCCCACATCTGTGGTGGAGAGCTTCGTCGAGGAGCAGAAGCACGAGGAATTCTACGTCGCGAATATGACGGGCGACCCCGACGCGGCAGAGTTTGTGGGCGAGTACCGGAACCTCCGCACCGACAAGATGGAGAAGGAGCGCAACGATAACAAGCAGCCCCAAGAGCTGAAGTATCGGCTTGGCCGCTTTAACGGACTCAAGCCCCCGGGCTCGTGGCGCTTCCAAACTGTCGACGGGCGCTGGACCACGAACGACAAGCCCGTCCAGGTCACAACCCCTGGCAAGCTCCTTCGGATTGAGCCTTACACGCGCAAGAAGGTCACAAGGGGCCAATTCGAGACCATCATGGCGCTCGATATCTCAGCCCCGATGAATCTCCAGGGGCGGGTCTGTCAGAGTCGGGCCCCGAGTGACTTCGAGCCCAACTTTGACGATCCCTGGTGGACCATCGACCGGATGCGCACGTGGCTGAGCTGCATTCCCGGCACGGGCACCAAGCCCATGGGGCGAGACATTGCAGGCCCCTCTGAGGCTGAAATCCGCGCTGGCTTCGCCGATGAAGACGAGGCCGACGTGGCAGTCTCCACGGCCCGCTTTGACATGTGGGTCCGCTGCTTCATGCGCGCGGCTAATACCCAGTTCAAGCTGCCATCACGTAAGGAGTTTGATGCGTCTTTGGCACGTGATGCTAAGGCCGCCAAGAAGAAAGAGTCGGCAGCCGCTTCCCCTTAACCAAGTTGGGCCCCCGGGAGGCTATTGCTCCCTTATAGTTTCCTGGGGTGTCCCCTGAGTAACCAATGACCTCACAGAACCTGAAATACTACGCACAGCAGGACTTCAGGGGAGGCATTGTCGACAACCAGGAGAACCTGGACCCCAAGCGCCAGGTCTTGGATGCGCGCAATTGCTGGGCGCCTTTGGGGACTTGTGTTCGTCGGCCGGGGTATCAAGCCATCGCGCAATACGAAGGTACGCTGGATTGGGTGGCTGCGTCCGGAGATACCCAATACTTCGACGCTACCCACGTGGATAGCACCTACCCCATCTTCTACATGGGTGCCGATACTCCATTCTTCGCCGTTCAGAACTTCAACCCCAATGATACCAATACTGACGCTGGCGCCCAATACCGGCTCGAGTACTGGAACGGCACCGTATGGATGGGGATCGCCTGCGCCCAGGTGGACCTGGACGCCTCAAACTATGCGAGCCCCACCTCGCTGTACTGTGGCACAACTTCCGGCGGAAATCTTTCCTTCTCACCTCCCGGGGACTGGGCCACTACGACCGTTAACGCCCAGGAGAAATACTGGGTCAGATATGTATGGGCGGGCTTCAACGCCCCCAGCGCCACCCCAACCGCATTCACGGGCTCAATTGCTCCCCTCCGCTTCCTCACCTCGGCCGACTACGGCTCAGCCTACTTCCCCTGGGGCGCCTCCACAGTAGGAGCATTCCAGTTCAAATACAACCAGGGGTCGAACTTTTTGGTGGGGTACCGATTTGCCCTGAAGTCACCCCCAGCCACGACCTTCTCCGCCTTTAGCCGGCTGGCCGGAGGTGTACTCGACCAGACGGGGGGGCAGACCTACGACTACAAGGTTGCCAGCTATCAGCCCCGCCCCGTTATGCAGGGAACCTGCCTCCCTGAGTTCAACCTGGCGTATGTCACGTATGACAACGTCGTCTACCAAGTCACCAAAGACAACGTCATCACGGTGGCAACTGTCAGCACCGACCCACTAGTCATCGGACCCCTGGGGGCGAATCAGGGAACCTACCCCTCCGACGCCATCGCCCTGTCGCCCACCTTCCCCGCGGCGAACTACATCCTCAACTTCAAGGGCCACATCTGGGCGGCAGGGATTCTCAATGAGCCTACCACCGTCCGCTGGAGCGGCTTCAACTACAACGGTGGATACAACGTCTGGCCCGAGACCTCCTTCGAGTTCCTCTCCACGGCGAAGGACAACTCGCCCATCACGGCCATCGCGGGGCTGGGGGACAATCTAGTCGTATTCAAGCAAGACTCTATCTGGCAGCTCATCTTCGGGGGCAGCGATGAAAACGGGCTGGACCTGTTCATACCCCAGCTTGTGGTGGCCGGCGTGGGTTGCGTCTCCCAGAGCAGCATCCAAGAGATTCGGGGCCGCCTCGTCTTCCTGGCGGAGGACGGGTTCTACGCCTTCGACGGCACCCCAAACATCAAGAAGATCAGTGAGAACGTCAACACCACCGTCCAGCGCATCAATCCGGCCCACCGCCCCTTCGCTAGTGCGGTCAACTGGCGCAGCAAGTATTGCTACCTCTGCTCGGTCGCCCTGGACGAGTCCACCTCGAACAACATCATCTTCGTCTATGACTACAAGCATGATGCCTGGTGGCTCTGGGACGACATCCCCGCGGAGTTCCTCCTGGTGACGAGCGATACTGCCCTCCAGGAGCAGGTCATCTTCGGCAACACCACAGCTGGGTTTTTCCAGCTCAGTGGCGAGCTAGACAACTTCGGCACCATCGACAACTACGTCCTGACTGGCCGCATGGGAGAGGATGATGTCATGTGGAAGTCCGCCCGCGAGGTCCGTCTTCGCGAACAGAACATCGACGGCGCGACGACCTACACCCTATACGCGGATGACCTCCAGCTGGGCGTGGCCTCGAAGTCTTGCCGGATGGATAGCCCCGACGAGACTCAAGCGGACGACTCGCCCCCGGATGGCTGCGACAACGTGCCCATTCGCCGTCGAGAGCGGAAGATGCCCCAGAGGTTGCTGGGCGAATGGTTCCAGGTCAAAGCGGAGGGCTTCGGGTTGCTTGAAGGAATAAACCTGGGGTATCTGCCGGAATCAAGGCGCTGAAAATGGTCTTCGTCCGGCGCGGCTCAGTTGGTCTTCCCGGTGGGCGTGCTTACTACCGCGGTAAGGACGCCTATGCGGCGCAGAGCCGGGAGAACGAGTCCCGTATCGTTCAGCCCCCGGGCTACGTCAAGGCGCTCATCCAGCACGGCACGGTATACCCGACAGGCGTTAATACCATCATCTGGCTCACCGGCACGGGGTCGGTCTTTATCCCCACCATGGAAGCCATTGGATGGTTCTACAACGCCACCACAGGTGTCTTCACCTGTCAGCGCGATGGCCGCTATCAGATCGCCTGTGGCATCAGCGTCACCGACAGCTCCTCTTCGGACTACTTCGTCCTCCAGGTCCGGACCGTCCGCAACATCTCCAATGTCCCCTACACCTTCGTGGTGGACACGGACACCTCGGCCACGGCGGGGTCGAGCACCGACATGGTCCTAGCCGCCGACTTCAACTTCAACCAGGGGGACCTGGTCAGCGTGGAGTTCAACAACCAGGGGAGCGGTTCCAGGACCGTGGGCGGCCTCGCTGGTGTGGGTACCACCACAGAGACTCAAAACCTGGGTTACTTCAACCTTTGGCAGATTGACGACTAGACTCTAGCCATGCAATAATCGTGCCGTGTCGTACCTTCCGAACCAGTTGCAGAACGATACGGTCGTTTCCCTCACCCGGGTGCAGCAGAACGACGCGGCTCTAGATACGGCCATATCCGGGAATCTGACCCAGGCCAATCTCAGCTCGGCTACGTCTATCCCCAACTCGATGTTGGCGAACTCGACAGTTGAGTTCGCGGTCAACCTGCACTACTTCTTCACCACGGCGGCGACTACTGGCCTCAAGTATATGGTCCCCCTCCCCGGTTCGGGGACCTACACCATCCAGAACGTTACCTATGCCATCTACAACCCCGCGGCGGCGACCCCCACGACCAGCCTTGCTTTGACGGGCGGCACCCCTGCCTCTGGAAACACCTTCGTCGTCCAGGCCGGCACCATCACAGCCGGCGCTTGGGTGGTCACGAACACCATCCTCAACACGACCCAGTTCTACACCTCAGCCACGGCACAGCTAACCAGTGGCTCCATCGTGACCTCCACTGAGACGGCTCCTATCGCCATTGCGATAAACGTTACCGCAGTGAACACGCCTCCCACTAACGGCGGCATCACCATTGGCCTCCGACTCACAAGGGCTCTCCAGTAATGCCTCCGTCCTACCTCGACACATACTGGGGCAATGTCTCTGATTCCCCGGCCCAGAGACCGGCCGTACGACGGCGACCCCCGCCTGCCCCGCCGCCGATCGACATTGACCAGCAGATGCGCGACTCCATCCGCCAGAAGATTCTCTATGCAAACGTGCTGGGTGTGCCGGACCCCAGCCTCGTCAATATGCGCAATCTCACCCGGCTGGGCATCACTTCTCAGCCGAAACCCCGCCGGGGCCTGCCCTATGGCGTCTCCCCGGATGACCTCTCCGAAGAAGAGAAGCAGTGGATGATAGATACCGCCACGCAGGCTGGAGCGCGGGCGCGACAGGCTAGCCCAGCGATTGACGCAATGCGTCAGGGGCCACAGTAATGGGTTACATCGACGATACCCTCCACCACCTGCTCAACAGCCTTGGTATCAAGTCCAACTCGCAGCTTGATGAGCAAGACCAGCAGGACCGCTCGGCTTACCTCAAGAAGCTCCCCACCCGGATGACGAGCAAGGACGTCTACCTCCCGGCAATTCAGATGCAGCCCGAGGCAGATGACCCCCGGGTCAAAGATTGGTACAAGGCCACCCAGCCCATCCCCATGGCTGGTGACACGCCCCAGGCCGAGCCCTCCCCTCTGGACCTGGGCGACCCCTACGGCCGCGAACCCCTCATGCAGAAGCTCATCGATGCCGAGGGCGCGGCGGGCGTTGAGTATCCCTCAGCCCATGGCGAGAAGTTTGGCATGATGTCCACGGGCCACCACACCCAGCCCATGTCCCCCCAAGACGCTCAGGACTACATCGACTTCATCAGTCCCCACGAGTCCGATGACATGGCGGACATGCCCCCGGCCGCTATTGCGGCTATGCGGAGACGACAGTGATTACCAACTACGGCGCTAACGCCAACATCGGCAAGAACCCTTTCGTGGGCGTGGCCACCGGGGCGAACGGAACGATCGAGGACATTAGGAAGCAGAACTTCCCTACGTCCACCACTTCGACCCAGCAGGCTGCGGCCCCCACGGCGAGCCCCGCACTAGCGGCGATGCAACAGACTGGCTCTACAGGTGGGGCCCCGACCCAGTTGGGGACTCGAGCTGTCCCTGCAGGCATGGCTACAGGTGCCACGCCTGGGTCCACGCCTGGGTCCACTCCCGCTAACGATATGCCCACAGTCGACCCAGCCAAAGTCGACACCTCGGCCGCAGACAAGCTCTACGGTCAGCAGATGGAGAACTACCAAAAGGGCTGGGACACGCAACAAAAACAAAACGAGATGAACTGGTCCAGGATGCAGATGGGGAACGCCTCGAATGCAGCCCGGTCTGGGATGAGCATCGGGGGCGGGAGTTATCTCGCTGGTCAACGCCAGGCGGGCATCGCAGCCACGAACGCCAACAACCAGGCGACTCTAGACTGGCTCAAGGGCCAGGCGGGCATCACGGGTGACGCGGCTACTCGTGCAGCCAATGCGGCCACCACGAACACCAACAATGTCCAGCAATCCAACGTTCTCAATACGGGCCATACCTGGGATGTTCAGGACCGCACGTCGACGGCGGAAGCAACGAATCTGGGCAATAAGGTCTCGGATACAGTCACCAATCTCCAAAATGACCTCAAGTCTTATGGCATCGATGTCGCGGCTCGGCATGGCGCCACGAATGCTCTTGCATCCAGCCTTGTGAGTGCAGTCAATCAGGCCCCTGCAGGTTCTCCGGAACAGGCAGCAGCGGTGGCCAAAGTCCAGGCCTACAAGAGCAAACTCGAGAGTGCCAAACAGAAGTGGAACCAGACCAAGGGCAAGGACCTCTTCCCGGTCACGGTCAGCTTCGACGACTATCTCAAAGCCCTAGAGAAGCAGGGGGTCTTCAATGTATAAGTCACCAGCCTACCTTCAGAACGCAGTCGGTCTCGAGGGCTCGAACCAAGCCACGGACTATCTCCGCTACCAAGACGAGATTGCCAAGCAGCGGGCCCAGCTCGAGGCGCGGCGCAAGCACAACTCTAGCTTCGGTCAGAGGGCGGTTCGCGGCCTAGGTGGGGCGCTCAAGGGTGGCCTCATGGGTGCGATGACCATGAATCCCTGGGCGGCAGCCGGTGGCGCTGCAGCAGGCTTCGCCGGTGGGGCTCTCGACGATGGCAACGGGGGCGCGGGTGCCACGATTGGCCAGAACATCGGCGCCTTGGGGGCGATGGGTTCAATGGCCGCGGGGCGGTATCTGGGTGGTGGGGCAGCCTCTCCAGGCGCAGAATCAATGAATGGCGCCTCCTATGGCCAGTCGGCGGGAATGGGAAGCCTGAGCGAAGATGATTACCAGCGCTATCTGGATTCTGTCTCGCGAGGCGGCTAATGCCCCCCAACTTCCAAAATAGCCTAGGCTACTTGGGTCTCCAGCTCCGAGCGGGTCAACTCCAGCAGGACCAGCAGCGCCAGGCCCAAGTGGAGCAGTACGGGCGCGAGGCTCAGCAGCAGGATGTGGCCAACACTCTTGCGTTCATGAAGCACGACGAGGCGGCCCGAACGGCGAGCGAGGATCGGAAGCTCCAGCTCGCGGCCATGTTGCAGAAGGCCCAAGAGGACCGGGCTCTGAAGGAAGAGCTTGCGGGCAAATCCGACACTACCAAGCGGCGCGGACAAGACCTCACCAACGAGGACCGCGACATGATGCGCTCCCTGAAGGAGGAGCAAGACAAGATAAAGGCCGCAATGGCGGAGCGGAAGCAAAACGAAGTCGAGCGGCACAACCCCGTAGCGGAGGGAAACTCTGCCGCTGGCAACATGGTCCAATACGCTGGACAGCAGAACGCTCAAACTGGAGCCCCACGCAATCAAGTCGTGGAGACCAGCCCAGAGACCGGGCTGCCCACTAAGGTCGCCCCTGCGGCTGGTCCGCCCCCTGGGTCCACCCCGATCAGTAAGAACACCCGGGCCAAAGAGGAGCAAGAAGTCGCGGGCATGGCAGACTTGGCCCCCTACTTCACCCGTCTCATCGACCGCTTGCACCAGCCTGAATCCGCCAAATACTTCGGGATTGAGCAGGGCGGCGTGGCCATCCCCAAAGAGATGCCTCTCGTCGGAGGTATCCATCTTCCGGGCCTCAATCTCAAACACAACCTCGCAAGCCTCGGAATCGGCTCCGAGGAAGAGCTTAAAAACGCCAAGGGCTACAACGAAATCAAACAGATGATGACAGATCTTGAGAACGCCAGGGTGCTCGAGCAAAGTGGCAAGGTCGTCAATCAGGAAGAATTGGGCCGCGTCCAAGAAGCGATGGGGCGCATCCGCAACGCTCCATTCTCGAACAAGATTGAAATCATGCTCCCCGCCTTGGAGCAGGCATATCAGGCATTGCGCGCCGGCTATGCACGGAAGAATCAGCAGCTCCAACAGGGATATCTTCCTGGTGAGTTGCCGGACGTGGCGTTTTCGACGACGCGGCGTGAGCCACCCGCCCAAGTGGCTAAAATCGATCTCAATGACCCCAAGGCCTTCTATCAAAAAGACCTGGAGGCGGCTAAGGCCCGTATCCAGAGCGGGAAATTGAAGCGCACGGATGCAGAAGCCTTGTTCCAACAGCACTATGGGTCTTCCTTCAACCCCTCGGATTTGGACTAATGCCTATCGATTGGGATGCAGTTGACTCTGCGGCGGATCCCGAATCCGCCACAAAGCGAACCTACTCGAAGGGCCACTACGAGCCCCAACTCGGCCAAGCCCCCAAGGGCAACCTGCCCCAGAAGTCCACCCTAGAGTCCCTCCTCCGGGGCGGGGCGCAAGGCGCCAGTCTTGGGTTCGCCGACGAGATGGCTGGGGCACTCAAGGCGGCCACTCGGTTTGGTTCCATGCCCCGAGCAGAGGACTACCGCGCGGGCCGAGACGCCTACCGGGCTGAAGACAAACTTGCCGAGCAATCAAACCCCACCACCTTTGGAGCGGCGGACATTGCAGGCACCCTCGCCACCGCTCCCTTGAGTGGGGCCGCAAACACCGTAAAGAGCGCAGCTGCAACTGGGGCCAAGCTTGGCGGACTCCTAGGACTCGGCAAATCTGAATCCGACCTGACCCAGGGGGACTGGACTGGAAATGCTGTTGACACCGCCAAGGGCGCCGTCACAGGCGCTGTCTTGGGGCCACTAGGGTTAGGCCTAGCAAAGGGCGCTGGAGCCTTCGGCACCAAGGTTGGGGACACTGTCCGCAATCTAGGCTGGATCCTGGGCGGTAAGGGCGCCCCGAGTGCTGGACGTGCCCTAGACACTCTTGGGGTTGAGGCGGGCTCAGCCCCCAATCCCCGGATGCAGTCCTTGGTCGAGCAGAAGGTTGTCCACCCAGAGGATTTCCCCCCGAGTGCGTTCAATCGCTCCTCGGAATCCGCCCCCGACGCCATCGCCCGAGTGGGAAAGCAGCCCACGATTCAGGTCGCCGAGAAGGAGGGAGTCCAAGCCTCCAAGGCAGGTCTGGGCGCGGTCGAAGAGATGCCGTGGGCGAACAACCCCGACACTGTCCACGCACTGGTCGAGCTTCGTCGAGGCATCATCCCCAAGGGAGCCGCAACCCGGAGTGACCCCCTGGGTGGTGGTCTCCAAACCGTCTTGGCGGGGATCGAGAAGATTGCAGGCACGGACAAGAACTTGGCCAAGGCGCTCTCCCAGCCACGCATCAAAGCCGAGATGGCCCAAATCATCGCCGCAGGTCGCGCCCCAGACCTCTCATCTGAGGCAGCTCAGGCCTTATCTAGCCGCGCTCTTAGCCTTCTAGGCATCGACAATCTACCCTAAACCTGGCACAATACTTGCATGTCGAATAAGAACTACACATACGTCCAAACCCGCCAGCCGTTCACGCTAACAAGCGTGTCCACGGCCCAGTACACGACGATCAACATGCAGGGTTTCGACACGCTAATCCTGGACATTGACTTCACCCGGGCCGCGGGGACGGCCACCGTCTTCACCTTCGATGGGAGCCAGCCCAACACCTCGAACAACTACGGCTTCACCATCACGAACTACGCGGGTGGGACCATCGCAGATGGCACCTTCACCTACACCGCCAGCGCTAACTACAGCAAAAGGTTTATCTTCAGTCTTACCGGACTAGGTATCTCGGTGGGCTCGACGGGCAACATCCGGGTCGGGATTGCGGTCACGAGTGGCACCACAGACGCCATTACATGCACGCCTAGCGTTGCGGTGACCGGCTAATGAATGTCAGCATCGTAGGCCAAATGGCCGCCTTGGCAGGCGGCACCTTCTCGGGCGCCACGACCTTTACCGGGGCCGTGACCTTCAGCTCGACTGTGGCCTTAAACGGAGCGGTTACCGCCGCCGCAGGCCTTCAGACCAACCTTCTGGGTGTTGGTACGGCCCCGAATACCACCCGCATTCTCATGCTATCGAATGCATCGGGCACCACGCCCTCAACGTTCACGGCCGATGATA